AACACCTGATGCGTATGTCGTTGAAATGGTTGCAGTGTTTCGTGAGATCTGGCGTGTGCTGGCCGACGATGGCGTGCTATGGCTCAACTTGGGTGACAGTTACGCCATGAACTCAGTTAGAGGAGTTAATTCTGTTTTTAGTGGTGCTGTAGGGGCTCACAAAGGATATGAAAAAGGCTCTATGAAACTTGGTAAAAAAGAAATACCAACTGGTCTAAAACCTAAAGACCTTGTGGGTATCCCGTGGCGTGTCGCATTTGCTTTACAGGCAGACGGATGGTATTTGCGCCAAGATATTATTTGGGCTAAACCTAACCCGATGCCGGAGTCTGTTACTGATCGTTGTACTAAAGCCCACGAATATGTATTCATGCTTACTAAGTCGGCTAGATATTACTTTGACAATGTGGCTATCAAAGAACCAAGTGCAAATTTGGGTACAACAAAAATCAAATTTGGCGGTACTAAATACGGCGACAGTGACGATCCGAAACACGCCACAAAATCAGGCAACGAATACACAGACAATGGAACACGAAACAAGCGGTCAGTATGGACTATCAACACCAAACCGTTTAGGGGCGCACACTTCGCAGTCATGCCTGAAGCACTCGTAGAACCCTGCGTACTAGCCTCAACACGGCCAGACGACCTAGTGCTAGACCCATTCACAGGCTCAGGAACAGTAGCAGTCGTAGCCCTAAAACACGGCAGAAACTTTGTAGGTGTAGAACTTAACCCCGAATACGCCGAAATAGCCCGAAAGAGGATTGAATCCAGTCAACCCATGTTCAATGAAGTAATAGTTGACTTTGTAACACCCCTAGTGTAAAGTAAAACCAACAACGAAAGAGAGACAAAATGACTACAAGCTTCATCAAACCACCCCACGGGTCAATCGAATGGTTAAAAGCCAGACACCGTGACGACGAAGGCAACCCCCGTATCGCAGCATCAGAGTCAGCTGCCGTACACGGACAACACCGATTCACCAGCAAATACGGTTTAGCGGTAGCAAAAATGGCTGACGAACCTGTAGTCACGGAAACGAATCGTGCTATGGAACGAGGCAACCGTTTAGAAGCAACACTCCTAGAGTGGCTCGGTGACGAGATCGGTGTACCACTCATTGAACCGTCGCTCATGTATGCGATTGACAACTCCGGTAGCCCGATGGTCGCCACGCTCGACGGTGTAGATAAAGAGTCCTATCTCGCTGATCCGACACGACCTAAAGTTGTGGCAGAAATCAAAACGTTCAACCGTGAATGGTTAGGTGAGATGCCCCGCTACTGGTATTGGCAGGGAGTCCAACAGGCGATCTGTGCCAACGTTGACGAGATCGTTTGGGGTATCTTTGATAGTACCCTCGACCTTCACGTTCACCGCCAGCAGGTGACCATGACAGAAAAGATGGAACATATCGCTGCTGTCACAGAGTTTGTGTGGTGGATCAAACTAGGTAGTATCCCTGCCGAGTGGCCTGCCACATATGAGGAAGTGTCTGCGGCATACACCGAATCCAACCATCAGACTGTTACGCTTGACGAATATCATCAAGTGTTCACCAGGTTGAGTGATGTTCAGAAAGAGAAGAAGTTGTTGACTGTTGAAGAAGATGAGTTGAAGGCGACGGTAGCGTTGTTGTTGAAAGATAACGAGGTTGGTGTTGTTGACGGTAGGCAGGTTGTTTCGTGGAAAGAGCAGTCTCGTAAAGCTTTTGACACTAAAACGTTTGCTGTCGATTTGCCTCATTTGTTTGATGCGTACCAAAAAACTAGCACCTTCAGGGTGATGAGATTCAAGGGAGAAAAGTAATGGAAAATCAAAGCAAACTGTTAGCAGATGTTTTAAAAGATTATGCTGTACCTGACCCAAAGATTGTTGGCAAACTACCCAAAGGTGGAATCCAACTAGACTTCGTAGGTCACGCAGACATCACCCGTATCCTCATCGAGATTGATCCGATGTGGACATGGGAGCCTTGCGGATGGGTTAACGGCAGGCCGCACATCCATGTGGAGAACGGTATAGCAACAATGTGGGGTCACCTGTATGTCCACGGTAAGCCGATGCTTGGTGTCGGTAGTGTTCGAGCAGACAAACCTGAGTTAGACAAAGAGCTAGTAGGAGATTTCTTACGTAACGCCAGTATGCGATTTGGAATTTCATTGTCACTCTGGACTAAAAACGAATGGTCTGATCTTGGTGGCCAACCGCCATCACCACCTGCCCGCAAAGCCCCCCAGAAGCCCGCTGAGAAGCCTGTAGCAGACATCGCAGTCACATCCACCATACCGGTAGACCCAGAGCTAGTAGGCCGTTTCGTCAAAGCCTGCGAAAACGCTGGATTAGACCACGAACAAGTAGCAGACAAAGCAGACGTAGATTTACACAACGTAACGAACGAAGGTTTAACAAAACTTCGGATCGTCTTCAAAGAAATGAGCAACAACAAATGAACAACATCACCATCGCAGGCAACATAGGGAAAAACCCTGAACTCAAATACAGTGGCAACAACCTAGCAATCCTCAAATTCAGTGTTGCCGACACAAGCGGAAAAGACGACAACAAAAAAACGACCTGGCATGACATCGTAGTATTCGGTGAGCAAGCAGAAAACGTTGCCGAAAAAGCCGGTCAAGGAACACGAGTCGTTGTCGTAGGCCGTCTGCAAATAGAAAACTATGAAAAGAAAGACGGAACAAAAGGCAAGCGTGTCGAAGTCATAGCCGACGAAGTTGCTGTCTCTTTACGTTGGGGTGCTAGTGACCCTATTGATCGTGCCGCTAAAGCCCTGCATGCTACCGTTATTCAAGATGACGAACCACCATTCTAATATCCATGAGGTAAACTGGTGGTGTCCGCTATGCGGAACGCTACTCACCACGTTCGTGCCGATCAACGGTGTACCTACACACACCTGTAAACTTAAACGGCATCAACAACGACCATTGGAAATAGTAAATGAGCAAACAAAAACAAAAAGGCACGTCGTTTGAAACATTGGTGACCAGATACCTTCAAGAAAACGGGTTCCCTCATGCTGAACGAAAAGCTTTAACAGGCCAATTCGACGAAGGGGATATTACCGGTACTCCAGGTGTCGTGTGGGAATGTAAGAACCATAAAACGTTGAAGTTGTCTGAATGGTTGCGGGAAACCGTTGTCGAAACTGTGAACGCTAAAGCAGACTACGGTGTTCTTGTAGCAAAAAGGATGGGGGTGGGTGACCCTGCGGAACAGTATTGTGTGATGACTTTAAAAACTATGTGTGGCTTGTTAAAACAAGCTGGCTATTGAGAGAGAGAACTATCATGTTGAAAGAATGGTTAGATCAGGCAGCGTGTAGAGGTTTTGACACCAACATTTTTATGCCGTTACGAGGCGAAAATGTGAAGGTTACGACAGCTAAAAAGATTTGTGCATCATGTCCGGTTAGACAGGAATGTTTGGATGATTCTTTACGGCAGGCCCAACAAATAGATTTGCATGGCATTTTTGGTGGATTATCTAAAAAGCAGCGTGACGGTGTGTTAAGGTCACGGAACTTAGTTTCTGCTCGATCCGGACTGTATGGTGACTGATGAACATACTAATATTTCCAGGTTGGATACTTCTGATTGGATGGGTTCTATGGCTGACAAACCGACACCGTTGAGACAGGACATTCTATGAACCGTGAACAGATCAACCAGTACCTCGAAAACTTTGGTGAATCAGCGTTACTGATGGATGGATTCGACGAAGCGTGTATCGGATTCTCACAAAGAATCAACGAACCAATGCTGGCCGTGTACTCATACACACTAATGGTAGACACCCTGATTGAGCGTGACGGAATGGACTACGAGGAAGCCACCGAATATATTGACTACAACTGTTTAGGCGCATGGATTGGTGAACAAACCCCCATAATTGTTATGCCGATAGAACAACAATGAGCGACGAATGGTTGAAAGATGCTTTATGTCGAGGGATCAACACCAGATTGTTCTTCGCAGAGAACGGCGATATTCACACACAACGGCAAGCTGTAACGTTCTGTAACGGTACTCTCACCGAAAATGTTGATCCCAGATCAGGATTGAGCGTGACTACTGGCGAACCTGGATGTCCGGTAAGGCTCGAATGTTTAGATTATGCTTTATCGTTCCCGCAAGATTTAGACAACTACGGTGTGTACGGTGGCACACTACCGTCGCAACGGGTGACGATCCGGACAGCTAACAGAAAAAGTAGAAGCGAAGCAGACAACAAATATTCGCAGGATTTAGGGCAACTCCTAAACATTATCCACGACGCTATGGTTGTTGAAGGTATCAGATCGCAGGCATCACGTATGGAAGCGTATAAAGGCAGGATTGAGCGTAGGCAGGATTGAGCGTGACCAGGATTGCCGACCCCACCTGTCCCCCCAATAGTTCAAGCGTCATAGTCATACGTTTCGAGATAACCTATCTCGCCCATCTCAGACAGTACCCCCGTAGCGATCTCGCCGGTAGAGAACCTCCACGCCTGGCGTAAAGTACCCCATTCGGCAAGGTGGCCGTTTTGGTTCTCCCGCAGCTTGTACGGGTCACGCCACCAAAGATTGAACCTGGTGTGACGGATAACGTAATAGTTAGGTGGCCGTAAAACTATCGGCCTACCCTTGACAAATATGCCGAGGATAGGCCGAGAGACGAGCCACCAGTGAAGG